TGGTTCAGCCCGAGAAACGGATGCGGGGAGCGACTGCGGCTGCGCGCTGCCACCACGGGACAGCGGCAGAGCTTGCGCCGTAGCCTGCCGACCCAATGGCCGACTCGATCAGAGCCGGATTGGTGGCCCCGGCAACGCCAGCCGTCCCAGCGGCAGCGGGGGCCATCAGCGCCGCAGAGCCAACCGCCGACGCGATCTTGCCGAGGTCCGAGTACCACGGAGCCTCGACAGACTGCGCATCCATCTGTGCCGCGTTGCTCATGTTCCGGTTGCGCGACCAGCGGCTGCCGAGTTCGCCGGTCAGCGAAGCGCGGCGCAGAGCCTCGGCGTTCTGCAAGCTACCAGGCGCGCGAACCTTGGCCGCCTCGCGGGCGATTGCGGTCAGGCGGTTTCCTTCGGAGATGGCGCTGTCGGCCTTGGCCTTGAGGTAGTCGGCCGAGACGTTGCCGGAGGCGGTCGGGATGTTCGCTGCCGCCCCGCCGCCGACGTCTGCCTGCGCACGATCGTAGGCCGACTGCTCGGCTTCCTGCATCGACTGCATTCGCGCCTCGGGCGTGAACTTCTTCGCCTCGTCCATGACCTGGGACGTCGCCTGCTGCTGCGTCTGCGCGGTGTCTTCCATCGCGCGGTTGAGAATTCGACGCTGCTGCTTCTGCTGCTGGCGAGCGCCGATCATCTGGGCGCCCGTGCCGGCGGCCATCAGTGCCAGGGCGATTTCCGGTCCCATGGTGTCCTCATTTGGTCGAAGTGATGATGCCGCTGGTGCCGCGGCTCATCGGCCGGTAGGCCGGGTACTGGTTGTAGAAGTCGCTGTAACCGTCGCGTTGCCCACGCGCCGCGTTGCTCTTGGTGTAGAGCAGTCCGGCGCTGGCGAACAGGTCGTCCAGTGCAGTGCCTTGCGCAGCCGCCGCCGCGCGGTCGCTGTTCAGCTTCATCTGGTTCAGCGCAGACGACAGCGCCGAGCCCTGATCCATGCCGGCGTCGATCGACTGCAGCAGACCGAGGCGCGTCTGCTCGTCGGAGTTAGCAAACTCCGTCCGAGCGGCGTCGGCCCGCGCCCCGAGGTCAAGCAGGCCCTTGTCGTAGGTCCGACCGAGCAGCGAGTTCTCATCGACATCCACCGACCCGCCATTCAGCCCTTGAGCAAAGAGCGAGAAGCGCAGGTCACGCGCAGCTCTGTCGCGCATCTCGTCAAAGCCGCGCTTCCCAGCTGTGAAGGCGTTGTCGCGGATTCCCTGGTACAGCGCATCACGGCTGGCCTTGTTCTTCTCGGCCTCGCCGCCCCGGCTGTTCCATGCATCCATCGCGGCGTTGTAGCCGGCCTCGTCGAAGATCGGGCCGTCTTGCTGCAGTTGGCCGTCTTCCCAACGATTCCCTGAGAAGCCGCCGAGCATCATCCCGCCAGCACCAGGGCGCTTCATGAACTGCTCGCGAGTCGGCGCAGCGCCTCCGGTCGGAGCAACGCCGAACATCATGTTCAGCGCATCGCGCGCCTTCTGCTTTTCGGCCTCCTGCTGCGCTTGCCTGGCGCCGTAGCCGCCGTCACCACCGCCGCCGCCCATGTCAGCCCTCCGCGATGATCGAAGTGCCGTCGCTGCGGTAGCGGGTGTACGGAGCGACGTTGAGTTGGTAGGTGGCCCAGATGTTCGCAAGTTGTGCCGCCGTGGGGGCTGCGACCTCGCCGGCCGTGATGGTGATCGGCGTGTAGCTGCCGGCCGCCGCAGGCTGGTCCGGCACCCCCACCCACTGCCCGTTGGGGCCTACAAATCCGGTCGCCATGCTTTCTCCTTCGGTGCCCCGATCCTCACCCAGACGTTCACATCTTCACCGCCGCAGCCGACCGCGAAGCGGCGACCCTCAAGCCGAAGGCCAAGGCGCTCTGCAAACGCATCGGCTTCCTTCCAGCCGGCAAGCGTGTGAACCTCAACGCGGTGCCGGTAGTGCGGGTGATCGGGGTTGCAGACATTGGCCAGCACTGTGCGTGCGTGGCGCAAGAGATTTCGCCATGATTGGTGCGCCAGCGCTGGTGTTGCCACCATCCAGAAGACGGCAGACCATCCGGTCGAGAAGGACAGACCGCCAATGGCTGCTGGCTTGCCGTCCTGCAGAAAAGTCCATGCCGGGCCGTCCGTTTGCCAGCGGTTGGCGGCGAAGTCCTCGGCGCTCAAGTCTCCACAGATGGCGCGAACGCACTGCCAGTCACGGGCGCGCATGTCCGAGCAAACGGCCAGCGCGTCGGCAAGTGACAGGGTGCGGAACATCAGCCCATGAGACCCAGGGTTTCGTAGTACATCGTGACCGCATCGATCTGCGCTGCCTCGTTGGCCGAGTGGCGGAAGACAGGTGCGATCGCAGGCGCGCTCACCTCGACGGAGATCAGTTCGCCAGGCCTGGTGTCGCCGCCAATGCTCTGCGGGACTGTTTCCTTGGCTTGGTCTCTCGGGTCGTAGAGGTAGGACACATCCCACGCGCCATTGAACACGAAGTCAGCGGAGTGAAACTGCTTCAGCACTCCGGGTGACTTGGCATCCTGGAATGCCATCTGCACTTCCACATTGATGGACTCTCCATCGTCCGTATGCTCGCTCTCTGAAAGTTCGTACAGATCGGTTTCGCTGCGCAAGTAGACCTTGCCGTTTTGCGTCGTGATGTCAGTCAGCCGCACAGGAAAGGTGTACTCAGACCAACAGGCGATCTTCGATGTCTTGGAGTAAGAGTAGACCCAGGCTTTCGATCCTGCGCCGGAGTCAAACAGGCACCAATACTGACCCAGTTCGTTGATCCAGGTCCCGACGTTTTCGATCACTGGCGAAGACGGCGACGTAGAGGGTAGATCCTGGCTTACAAGCGAGTCGATCGGCACCCCGACATCGGCATCGTCAATGCGATCTATGTTTGTCTGCGCCGTGATGGATCGGAACCCATACTGCGACAGGAACATCAGATCATTGGCGAAACTTGCAAGCGACTGCGGAGCATTGGAGCCTACTCCAAACAGCCGCTTGCGGATCTTGTTGGCAGACGGATCGACGGCCACGTCCCAAATCTGGGAAGACTCCGGGAACAGCACCACCAGGGCGTCCTGAAATGTTCCGCAAGCCTTGGGCGTTGCGCGGGTGTCCTGCTGGAGCGTCGCAGGAAGAAACCCAGCATCTGATGCCGTCGTCCAGTCGCGTGGATCTCCTGCCTTGCAATAACGGACGACTTCACCGTCAGGTGCGAACAGCCGACTGGCGGCCTTTGTCACGCCAACGGAGTTGGGGCAGTTCGCGTCAGTGATGTACGACTGCGGACCACCGTCGAGGTAGTGGTAGGCGACTGTACCGTCCGTGTACTTCGCCACGACAAACGCATAGCCCTGGAAGATGTCCGCATACAGGATCTTCTCCAGCGCAGATGTCGTGCTGGCTGGCTGGTCTAGTTCGGTGAATGCGACATAGGCCGGGCCAGTAATGGACGGGATCTGCAGCAACGTGCCTGCCGTGTAGAAGAGGTAGACGTAGTCCTCCAGCCCCGCCAAACCAGCGTAGCCGCTAAGACCTGTTCCAATCTTTTTGAGCCCAGGCCGCTTCTTGATCTTCTTGCCCTGCGTGACGAACGCATTGCGCAGGACCCACAGCCGCGAGGCGTCTTGCACGTTGACAGACAGCCGCCGATCAAGGCCGCCGCCAAAATCGAAGTACGTGATGGCGGGCATCAGAATGCCTTGCGCATCTGCACAGCAAACGTGGCCTGGGCGAGCTTGGACTGCAGATCCATCAGACGTCCCTCCCGACGACGGCAGGCTTGCGCTCGAGCGGGCTGTCGTTGCCGCGCCGGTAGACGCCATTCGACCCGAAGGACTGCCCGCGGATGCTTGCCAACAGCGTGTTGAGTTGGCCTTCGTACAGCTTGGTGTCGGGGTGGCGGTAGTGCGCCTTCCCGTTGGTGACGGCGTGCAGCAGGATCATCTGATCGTCCAGCGTCGCGCGGTCGTTGTCTTCGATGAACGGCTGTAGATCCTTCACGTACCAGGCGCGCACGGTGTAGGTGGCGACATCCGGCTCCGGGTACAGCTCGATCTGAGCGAAGCGCTCGTAGCGGCACGGAACGGTGCGCGTCGTCGCGGTCGAGCGCATGGAGGTCGTGATGCCCTCGGCCAGTTGGCTCCACTGGCTGGCGTAGTTCACCTCAAGGCGCAGCAGTCTCCGATCCTGCGCGCAGTCGTCCGGGTAGTCGTACAGCGTCTGCCCGACGCCAGTCAGGAAGTCGTCGTAGTCGATCAGGTGCCGCCAGTCCTGCAGCCAGTAGAGCTGCGTCTGCGCGTTCTGCAGCAAGCTGTCGAGCAGGGTCTGATTGGCGCCACCGGACGAGCCCTGAGCGCCGAAGCCAAGCCGGGTGCGCAGAAGGCTGCGCAACTCGCCCAGGGTCTTGTACGCCATGGATCAGCCCTCGGCCTTGCGGCGCTTGGCCTTCGGCGCCTCTTCGGCCGGCGCATCCTCGGGAAGCGGCGACAGGCTGCCGTCGTCGTTGACCTGGTGCACCACGAATCCCTGCGCCACGAAGCTGCGCGCCTCGGCGACGTCGGCCACTTCCTTCGGAACCTTGGTCGCCGCGTCCTTCTCGATCAGGATTTGCATGTCTTCCCCTCAGTCGATGGCGACGCCGAGATCGGCCGCCACGCGCGGCAGATCCTTGGCCTCGGTCTTCTTGGCGACTTCCGGGCCGCCGTAGTCGTTGACCAGTTGGCGCAGTTGCGCTTCCGGCAAGTCTTCCAGCGTCGGCTTGCCGATGACGGCAGAGAAGCGGCCGGTCTGGAAGCGCCCATAGACGTTCTCCGCCCACGACATGCGCACCTCCGGGTGCATCCCGTAGGCGCCGACCAAGCGCTCGTACTCGACGGCCGGCGATCCGATGAACACGAAGTCGATGCCGCAGGCCTCGCTCGGGCGCGGGATCTTGTCCTGCTCCTTGTTGTAGATGAGCAGTTCGCGCGCAGGCTTGTCGGTGTAGCCCTCGTCCAGCGTGTCCGGCTCGATGATGGGCACGTTGCCCTCGCCGTAGATGGCCTCGAGGATGGGGAGTTCGTGCTGCCACACGACGCGCGGCGTGGCGGTCGTCTGGACTCGCTTGACGTTGACGAGCACGCGGCGCGAGAGCACCTTAGGCGCGATGGATTCGGAAGCGGCGGTCCTGGCCATGTTGTGGCTCCTGTGTATGTCCGGCGGGTCAAAAAGCGGCCGGCGAACCGGCCGAAGTGCAAGCGGCGCCGCCGGGCCACCGCAGGCAACTGCTCATGCTTTGCCCCTCACGATGAGGGACACGTAGGTCTGATCGCAGCCGAAGCGTTCGGCGAGTTGTTGTTGGGTGTGCTGGCCTTCTGCATAGAGGCTCCTGATTTGCTCGATCACTTCGGGCGCCAGCTTGCGGCGGAAGAAACCGCTGCGCTTCTCGCCGGCCGGCTTGCCGGCGCCCATGTTCTTGACCCCGCGGATCGTCGCGCTGACGGTGCCTTGGCTCACGCCGTAGCGCCGCGCCAACTCCATCTGCGTGAACTTGCCGCTTGCGTACTCGGCCTTCAGGCGCTCGACGTACTCTTGACCGAGTTTGCGACCGTGAGCGGCTTCGCCAAGCTTCGTGCGCACTTGCGCCCGTCGAACTTTCGGGCCAGTAAAGAGCCCACGCTTGCGGTTGTCTTCGTTGTTGTCTTCGTGATCGCCTGCGTACAGGTGGTCCGGGTTGACGCAATTCTTTGTGTCGCACTCGTGGCATGCAAACTTTCCGCGAGCAAGAGCCCCCTTGTGCAACTCAAACGAGAAACGGTGAGCCGTGATGTTTCCTAGTCCCTTGCCTTTAGACAGTTGACCGTACTTGTTTCCGAAGCCCCTGCCGCCAAAGAGCCAGCATGGCCCCTTGCCATCAAGGATCGGCGCTTCAGTCTTCACGACTCGTTCCCAAAAACGCTCTTCAAGCGGCTTAGCTGCTTTGCCTGGCATGACGACTCCCAATCTGTTCTACGAGTAGTCATCATGCCAGAAAGTCGTATCTAATACAACTTAAGTCAGCGAGAGCACCGCATTTGCGTTGGCACGGTTCATCGTCAAAGCACCACGCCACGTGATTCCCCAGTAGTACTCGTAGCGGTCGTAGGCCCGCGGCGGCTTCCGGGAGATCATGTCGTGCCCCTGGAGGGGGCGCAGCGTGATCGTCTGGGTGTTCAGGAAGTAGCAGCGCTTCTCCCAGACCGTGGCCGGCGCGTAGCGGCTGTCCAGTTCCTGGAACTCCGGCGACCACTGCACCTCGACGCCCTGGAAGGTCAGCACCGAGGTGCCGCCTTCGACACGCTTCGTGTTGCTCGGACCGAAGTCCATGCGGCCGAAGGTGTTCAGCACGAAGTTGCGGTAGCCGTCGATGAACGTCGAGCCGGCGACGATCAGATCCGGCCGGCCGCCGTTGCGGGCGCACTGGCGGAACATGACCTCCATCTGGTTCAGGATGGTGCCGGTCGAAGTGGTCGTGGTCAGGCCGGTCGCCACGTTGTTGCGCCAGTAGGCGTTGGCCGCCGCCGAGCGGTCGATGCCGCCGACCGTGCCCGAAGTCGGCGCCAGCGAGACCAGCGAGTCCAGTCCGGCAACGGCGTCGGTCGACTGCGTGCCGTCCAGATGCAGCTGGTAGCTGAACTGCTCTTGGAAGCCGAGGCGCAGGACTTCGGCCTGCTCTTCGATCAGGTTGGTCAGCATGATCTTCTCGGAATCGCTGGCCTTGGTCGGGCCGCGATCGTCCGTGACGATGATGCCGTTCTGCGCGAGGCGGTCTTCGTCCAGCGCGAAGCCGTCATGGCACGAACGCCAGGCGTAGTTGGCCTGTTCCACGGTCTGGCGGCGGTTGTACGTCACGATGGACGAGCCGTTGAACCACTGGAAGTTCGAGCTGTAGCGGGCACGCAGCTGCTCGACGACGAACTGCTTGGCGCCGGGCGCCGACTTCTTCTTGCCCTGCAGGGCCTTGAGGATGGGACGCTCGAGCGCGATCTGGTCGACCGGCTTCTCGGCGAGGTAGAAATCCAGGCCGATCTTGCCGGCGTCTTGGATGTCCTGTGCGCTGAATGGCATGGTGATCTCCGTGTGTGATGACTCAAGCCGGCCAGAGGCCGACAACACGCGGGGACGAATCCGCTATCCGTCGCACGCCCTTGGCGATGGGGCTTACGCCGTGCGCTTTAGGCCCGCCGGCCTTGCTGGTGCGCGATTCCAGCGTTACGCGCTCGGGGCAGAGCCCCACATCGCCTCGTGCATGCTGCGCGGCCGTGCGGCCGGCGAAGCGCTGCCCGTGGGGCGAAGGACCGTCTGCGACGGCGCGGAAGTGGCACGAGCCGCGGCGGCCTGCTTGAGCAGGCGGTACTGCGTCTCGATCGCCGACTTCCACTGCATCGGAGGCAGTCCAGAAATCAGGTTCTTGATCTCGGGGAGCAGAAGCGCCTCGATGGCCGGGTAATCCACGTCCGTCTGGGCGACCTGCTTGCAGAACTTGTCGATCTCCAACAGGCCGGTGTTGACAGCCTGCTGCGTGCGTTGCTCTTCCTGCTGACGCTGCTGCGTGGCCTGCCAGTTCTGCTGGGCCATCTGCTCCTTTCGGCGGTAGCGGGCGACTTCCATCGCGTCCGCTTCGGTGAGCTGCATGCCGTCGACCTTCTGGCGCAGATCCGGGAACTCGGACAGTGCATCAACGCCGGGCAGCGGCTTCGCGAGTGCGAGCGCGATCTCGGCCCGCTGGGCGTCAAGCACCCGCAGCGCTTGCTCGAGGTTGCCAGAGTTGATGGCGCCGATGAACTGCACCGCCTGCTCGAACTGCTCCCGGCGCACGCCGTGCTGC